CCGTCTCAAGCTCTAGTTGCGTGGTAGAAATGTACCGACGGACGTGTGCCCACCCTTTGAACGCCCCTCCAGAAGAATAAAGCGAAGCGATGCGTGGCGTGAGAAAGTCGAAATCCCCGCTACTAAATGTCCCACTACCCACCGTCACCGTCGTAGTACCGACTGCGGATAGTGCTACGTCGCCGTATTTTGAGCCGGTGATGGTGACTGCCATGGGCTACCGCCCGGCGATAGCTGCGATGGCGGCGTTGATGTCGTCCAGTTTCTTTTGAGATACGGTGATTGCCGCATCCAGTTCAGATTGAATTTGCTCGCTGATGACAACCTGTTCCTCGTACTTGGCGGCGGCGTTCTTGTGCGACTCGTGAATCGCGGCTAGGGCATCGTCGGCATTCTTGGTGACGGCTGCGGCTTCGGAATTGGACTTGGCCAAGACTGATTCAGCCTCGTCGTATGCGCTCTTCAGCTTTTCCTTAGCTGCGTCGTACATCGACCTGGCCTTTTCCGTAATCGCCGACGCTGTCTTCGTCGCCGTCGCCAGGATCTCCTCGGCTGCTTTGCGATTGGCATCAATCGATGATAGGCTGTCCGTCATGGCCTGCTCCAGGCTATTGAAGCGATCGGCTTGCTTCACGAGTTCGATGAAGAACTCGGCCCGCTGGGCTTCTGCCCGAATGTGCTTAGGGATGTCGATTGGCATGATCGGCTCACTTCCTGATGGCTAACAGAATGACACTGAAATTGGTTGAACCGTCGCCAGCAGTGATGCGCGGACGAAGCCACCGGGTCGCCTCCGAGACGGCCTCGATTTTGACTACGGTGCAATCCAGGTTGTTGCCCTGCGGATCTGTCAGGGTCGCGTAATCAGACGCCAACGTCGGGAGAGGGAGCAATGACCCCTCAATCCTTGCGCTGCCGCCGACGCTCGGCGTCCCCAGGATCTGGATAGAGCGATCCGCGTACGCAGCGAGGTCGATGGCCTGACCCTCGTCCCCATTCAACAACCCATCCCAGCGAACCATATACGCATTGCGATAGGCAGCGCCGGCATCGAGCGGAATAATCGAATAATTACGGACTGCCATACGGTGCTCCTGGCGCTGCTGGAGCGCCCTGTTGTTGCTGCTGTGCTGCCTGCTGTGCCTGCTGCATTGCCATCTGTTGGGCCATCTGCTGTGCCTGCGTCCCCATCTGGGCCAGGGCCATGATTGCCTCAGGTGCCAATCCCTGCGGATCTTTCTGCATGGCAGCCATCAGCCGGCCGATCAGGTCGTTTGGATCAGATTGCACCAGGTCTTCGGACTCTTCGCCCAGACCGGTGAACTTGCCCAGCAGGCGAGCTGCGATTTCCTTATCAAACTGGACGCCCGACTTCGCAAATGCATCGATCAGCTTGGCCAGTGCATCGGCGCGGCGAGCGTAATCGAGCTGCTTGTCCAGTTCCACTTCCACCGAGATGGTCAAGCCGTCGTAGATCTCCTGGCGGGTCATCGGCTGCGGCGGGTAGTATTCCGCTGCCATCGGCCCGGCGAGACGAACGGCCAGATCCTGGTTCACGTTCAGCAGGATGAGCTGAGCGATCTTATCGAACAGGCGCTTGAGCGCGCGGATGATGCGCGTTTGACGATACTTGGCGAGGGCATTGGCTCCATTCGCTGCGGCTTGCACCTCGCTGGAGAACTTCGCCTGGCCCAGCTCGCCCGATGCAGCCTCGGGCAACGATGCCATCTTGCGCAATTCCTGCGTCAGAGCGCCCTTTGCAATCTGGAAGTCATTGGCGTTGTGCTGGCCGTTTCCGGCGAGATTGATGAATGATTTCTCGAATTCACCAGGCTTGCATTGGGTGCGAATCGGCGTGATCGAGCCGGGATCGGCCATCATCGCCTTTTTCAAGTCGTCGCCATTGGGCGACAAGCTGGCGTCGACTCCCCACCGCGGCTCGGCTCGACGACGGCTGTCTTCTTCCTGCGAGCGCAAACGATTGAGCTGGCGCTGGGTCTTCGCCTGCATCTGTGTGTCGCTGTAGCCGTAGAGCCGACGCGGGCGGCGGTTCTCGACCAAGATCACGAACGGAGACATGCCAATCGGGCTACGGTCCAACGGCTCTTCAACCAAGGGGAAGTCGACCCCCTCCAGCAGCAACAAGCGCGTGTTGGTGTGGTAGTCGTAGATTTCGCGACCCAACAGGTAATCAGAGCCAACCGGCTTGAAGCCTGCGGAAGGACGATCTTGATTGATCGTGTGGGCGTTGGTGACCTTGGCTTCACGCTCTTGGCGCACAGCCCGTCCGATGGCATCCACCTGGTAGACCATGGCCATGCTCAGGTCGTCTTCGCACAGCTCGGGATAATTCGCCAACCATTGGTCGCGGGTCAGCAACACATCGTCTGACTCCCACGCTGCGTTGTCGATGTATTCCGGCCCTTCTACGGCGGGGTCGCAGCGATAATTCGACAGCGGACGCAGCTCCAGAACGATGCCGCGCCGAATCTCTTGCTCAGTCCGACCAATCGCCGCCAGGCATTGGCGTAATTCTGCGTATTGAGCTTCCGACTTACCAAAGTCCCCACGATCGTATTGCTCGACCAAGACGCGGGTTTTCTGAATCAGATCCTGCTCATCGGGTAACCGACTGGCGGAAGCTGGATCACTGCCGATGTCACGTTGAAACCAGACCTTGAGGACCGCCGCAGGGAAATGGATCGAATCTTGGACAAATGCCTCGATCTTCTCCTGGAAGTTCCCCATTTCGCCGAACCGCTGCACCAGTGTCGTCACCACCGACGCCAAACCCTGTTGCTGGCGGCGTCGTTGAATGACCTCGGGCGGGATTGGCGTACCTGGCAGTGGCTTTACCTCTGACCTCGGCTTCCATTCGATTCCTGCAGTCGCCGGCACCATCATCGACACGGCTTGCATCGCATTGCGGTAGACGTGTTGAACGGTGATTTCAGCGTCGTCTTCCAGCTCATCAGCCGTCCCGCCGTCGAGCGTTTCAAGATCCATTTCAGCCTGATCAACGGCCTGCGAAAATTCCGCCGTAGCAGCCGTCCGATCCCACCAGGTTTTCACCAGGTCGGACACATCGGACGGCGTGACGCGTTTTTCGCGGGTTGGCGCGGCCACCCCGTCTTGCACGGCCTGATCGACGATCGCCGCCGGATCGGCGGAAAGGCCATCGACTGCGGGATTTCCCGAGTCGATGGCCTCGCCGGTTTCCTGCATCATTAGGCGATGTCGCGCAGGTAAACGTTGGTGGCCGAGGGCGAAGCGGTGGCGTCACTGGCGTACCAGGCGGTGTCCACGCCCTGGACTTCAAGCTGTTTGAAGGTCAGCGTTGCGGTAACGAAGGTGAACAGGTTGACCGGAGTGATCAACATGAACTCCAGGCGAGCGCCCGATGGCGCCTTGGCTGCCGCACCAAAGGTGAAGCGACAGAAACCACCCACGTTCGACACGGTGTAATCCGTGGTTGGGATCAGCAGCGAGTCGATCAACTGGTAAGCCACTGCGGTTGATGCCGTCGCAAATGGGCGATCAACCGTCAGTGCCGTGGCAGAGGCAGCCGCGACGACGTTGCGGATTTCGCCACCGATACTGATTTCATCGCCGATGCGAAGCTCGGTCAGGAACGCCGTACCGGAGCCGGTGACGGCAGTCGAGCCAACCGTGGTCGTAACGGTGCCGGTGCGGGTCGAGCGAGTGGCGCGGACCAGCAGGTTGTTGTTGGCCAGAGCCACGAATGGGATCGTGGTGTCGTAGGTCGTCGCAACGCCATCACCCAAGGCGGGGGAATAGACGGTCGGCGAACTTGACAGGCCGGGAAGGTACGCACCCCAGACCGTGCCGCCGCCAGTCACGCCAGCGCGGAGAATGTCGATCAGATTCGGCGACAAGAAACGGCTGTTCTTGTAGCACGGAAATGGGGCGGTGGTGGTGGATGCGGTAGCCAGGGCTTCGGCCAGGGCCAGGGTATCTACGGGATTGGGCATGGTCGAACTCCTGGCGCGGGATGCGCACTGATGAGGCCGCTACCCTGATACGCCATGAGATGTCCCGGAACTAAGCAGCTATTGCCGTCAAAAGCGGGCCAATTCCTCCACCGTGGTATCCAATGCGCGGGCGATCAGCAGCAGTTGCAAGGCTGGCGGCGTCCGGTGCCTACGGCTTAGTTTATTCAAGAATTCATGATGTACCCCGGCCCGGCTGGCCAGTTGCCGGAGCGTCCATTGCCGTTCCTTGGTGCGTTCGATTACGCGCAGGGCGATGGTGCGGCGCATGCGTTCCATGTCCGCAACCGCATCGGCTGCGTTCTGCGTCGTGGTCGGCCGGGATCTGGTTGGCTTTGATGACCACGCCATCCACTGCGGACCTCGAATCCATCCCGATTCGTCTTCGATCAGCGCTTGGGCATTCCCCAGGATCGACAAGTAGGCTTTCGCCCGCACCTCGCCCACCTCGGCAATCTCGGCGACGACAGGCGGGGTGATCGCCCCTCGATCGAGCCCGACTAGGTACAACACCGCGCGGCGCAAAGGCGGCTGGTAGGTCAGCGGGTCCATGGTGATTTCCTCGGCGTGGTTGATTTTTCCGGCTTCACCAGTTCGTCCCAGGTGATCATGCGCGGATCGTGAGTTGCATTCGGTGATGGCGGCGGCTGGCTCTTCTGCGCGATCTGCATCGCCTCGGCGAATCCCAGCGAAAGAGCATCAACCAAATCCTTGCCGGCGGCCGGGAACGCGGACAGATCTCGGCGCATGTCGCGATACCACGGCGCCGCGGGATCGCAGTAGAACGATCCATTGGCCATCACCGGCACCACCGATGCCTGGGCGCGCGCGACCTTGTCCCCTCGACCCTGCACCCCGACGCGGCGGATCGGCAGATGCTTGCCCGACTGCTGCTGCCGCTGCTTGAGGAAGGGTTCGAGCCACATCGCCACTGGATCTTCCAGCGAGATTGCCACCGCCTTGTGCTTCCATCCAAACGACAGGATGCGCTCCAGCAGCGTGCCGGTGTCCCACTTCCCGCGCTCAACATCGAGCAACCACCAGCGGTCCATCCAGTCCTTGGTGATCGCCACCCCGACCGATTCGCATCCGCCGTCCTTCAGATCCTGCTTGGTCCCGGCCAGATCCCACGCCTGGTGCACGATCGGGCGCCAGCCCTTGGGCGCAGGAAGCTCGTTGATCCAAGACAGGTCGAACACTTGGCCCTGATCCTCGACGAATTCGGCCAACATTTCCTGCCGGTAGTCGAGAGGCAATCCGGTGTACTCGGCTTCCAGCTCCTTGAGCTCTTCGCGGGACAGGTGGGGATTGTCGGAAGTCGGAACCCGCCAACTCTTCCAGCCCTTGCGATATTCATTCGACCCAGCGACTCCCCGCTGGTAGATCGTGTGGAAGTCGTTCAGGATCCCGCGCGGTGTGCTGGCAAAGTAGGCGTCCCCCTGCATATCGATCAGGGTTGGGCGAATGGCCTTAGACCAGATGCGCAGCATGTCGGGCACCAGCGCCGCTTCGTCGATGGCCACCCGGCGATACCGTCGGCCACGTCCAGCGCCGCCGCGGTCGCCACCATCCAGGGACCAGAAGTCGATCAGACCACCGGTGACGAGCTCAATACGGTGCTTCTGAACGTCCGTCCGGCTGATCACCTCGGCTGGGAGGGTCTGAAGTACCAGCCTCCAAACTTCATCGAAAATCTTTGAATTGGCACTAAACCATGCCACCGGATACCCATCCAGCGCCCCGTACCCATGATCATCAAGTAGTAGCGACAATAGAAGCGTAGACTTGCCCCAGCGACGACCGCATGCCAACGAGTTGAACCGGCCCCGCTCGCGGATCACGCGCAGCTGGCCGGCATGCAGCTCGGGCAAGACGATCTCGCAGGATGGCATCAGCGGGCCTCAGCCTCTTCGAGCTTCCGCAAGAACAGGTCAGCTGCCTCAATTCCGACGTGCTGCGGATCGCGCTCTTGCATCCAAGCCGGTAGGCAGTCGGTGACTTGCTGATATTTCTTGGCCATCCCAGCCGGAAGGGCCAGCGCACCAGGTCGCTCCCACCGGATTTTCACCTTCGGCTCGTCCTGCCCGCGCTCGACACTGAACCCGGACCCGCAGCCGCGGCGCTTGAGCTCGCGCAGGGCGGCAAAACTGACAGCCCCGACGTACTCGAAAGAAACACTGGCAGTTTGCTCGCCGGGATCCAGCGGCTCCTCGATGTCGACCGGCTTCACTTTTCCCTGTAGGATGTCCCAGGCGGTGTCCAGGGTCGCCTTGTCGGCCCGGTGGGTGCGATCCAGCGGCTCAGACTTGGCCTTGATGTGGTGGTGGTCGGTCATGCCGTGGGTGGCATGAGTGGATTTATCTTCAGGCATGGGAAATCCTTGGATTTAATAAAGCGAATTTTTGTTGCTCAAATGAGCAGCGATGATGTCTTGGACTAATTGATGATGAACCTCCGCGCCGATAAAACCTTCGCCGTTGCGGTTGGCGCAGGACACGCGAACGAAACCGTCGTCGCAGAATGAAATGAATCCTCCGTCTTCGGTTTGAATTTTCTCGTTTAACTTTATTATCATTATTCTTTCCCCGCCGGCAAAGACGCAGCGGCATCCGCCCCACGCCGAATGGTGATATCCAACTTCCCTTCCTGCTTGGTCCGGTCGACGAACATAGCCTGAGTCTTAGCCAAGAGCTCCCCAGCTTTGATTCGATCGGATAGCTTCGGCGGCAATCCGTTTTCCTTAATAGTTCCGTTCATAACCTCAGTCCAGAATGACTTGATCTGCTCGGCAGTCGCAACCCGACTTGATGAACTTGCGATCCTAGCAGTTTCGATCAGAGATTGCACCTTAGGGTTTCTCAGGAGCTTTGATGCCTCAACTTCGGCAGTGGATCCTCGACCAGCGTATCCGGCGAGTTGATATGCGTCTTTTCCTGTCTTGCCTGCGACAATGTGCTCGGCAAATGCCTGATGCCTCAGGTTTGGGGCGTTTGTCTTCATGCGTTAGGCTCCGCAATAGGCCGCTGGTCGGGAGTGGATTGGCGCTCCATTAACGTGTTAGGCCGACAGCTTCGTGCCATAGAAATCAACATATCTCGAAACTCCGAGGGGGTCGCATTCCTGACCTTGGTTTTGTCTTTTCCGCCAACCATGGCCATCATGCCGATACGTCGGGCTTTCTCATATCCATATCGTTCAAGGGCGACGGGGTGGATACGCTGTGGTGATGGCCCCCATGGCAATTCCGGCAGAATGCAGCGGTTGGCATACAGCCATGTTCCCTTGCGGCTCAGGTGTCCAAAATGGCCTTGCTCAACCTGGCACGTCCAGCCACCGAACTCATCAGCCTTGGCCCATCCCATGCCCGCTTTCGGCTCACTAATGCCGAACATTGCCCAGGCCCGAGAATGGGCCGGGTGCTCAAGCACACCTCCGTAATTCCGAACAGCCAACAAGGCGACCGCGAAACATCCTTGGTCCTCACCAAGCCGGAATTGATGGGGTTTATTCGGTGCTCCGTGCCAATAATTGCCCCACCGCTGGCACGGTGGGTGCGCGATGACGGGGTGCGGCCCTGTATAGTTCCTGGCATCCCTATTGATGTCCCATGGATCAATCCCCGGCTGATTAAAATAACAGCCATCAGTTTCAACAAACAATGCCGCAATCATGACTGCAGCCCAACAAGGTGATTAACCGGAACGCCTAAGACATCTTCAGTTTTCATACAGAATCCTTTCCCGGCGTCCGGTTATCGTTGGTGTTGGGCGGACAGGCTCGCATAAAAAAATCTAACCCCTGCGTCTCTGCTGTTTCAAAATCAAATTCCGCTAGCTCGCAGTCATCGCTGATCTCGCCGCACGGGGCAAGATCACCTAATTTGCAGCCGCATTCAAGCCGGCAATTGGCGAGACCATCTTTCCCCTGCGATTTTATTTGTATTTCCAATAGATCGATAATGTTCATTATTTTACCCCAAATTGTATATGGTTAAAGATCCACATTAAAATTTCTATCCATTTCCAAATGCCCATTGGAAGTATGAAGACAATTAAAAAAATAAGTAATCCATAATCTGTCTCATGGATGGTCACGGCCAACCCGATTTCACCGCATTGAATCGCAACAAAAGACGCGCAACAGCCTGTTCTGCATCCTCGGGTCCTGCCGATCCAATCGCGGTGATTACCATTTGAGTGATGGTGTGAAAACGCGCGCGTTCCGTCAAAAGTTCCCACGCCACCTCCGCCAGCTCGCCATGGGTCGGGCCGATGGTGATGGTCATGCCGCACCCCCAAATGCTTGAGCCTGCTCAGCGTCCCGCATCCGCTGGTCCAGGTCGGCTGGGGATCGCCCTGGTTGGTAGACTTGCCCTGACAGCCACTCTCGCACCGCTGGCTTGGTCGAGTTCGGGATCAGGCCCTGGGCCACGAGGAGGGCGAAGTGAGCCTTGCGCATGCGCCTGTCCCAGCCGGTAGGAAACCAGTCCAGGATGATGTCCCGGATCCAGTCGCCCGTCTCGGCCTTGGCGCGGATCTGGTCCTTCGTGATCTGGCCCATGCTGGCACGGGCCGCGAGGTAGCGGCGATGGAAAGCCTCTCCAGCCATGACAGGCCGTAGAAGGTCGATACAGGCCATCTTCCACTGTAGGCACATCGTGGGGACAGGATCGGCATCAGATTGCCAAGCATCGCCCCAGCCGGCCCGTTCACGAGCCACCGCCTCGGCGTAGGTCTGGGGTTCGTCGTCCTTCTTTTGCTCCGGAGTAGTCGATCCGGCCTTCAATTTGAATGTCTTGATCATTCTGTCTCCTCAGTGTGCTTTGCGAGCCAGTCTACCGCCTGCGAGTACCAGACCTTTTTTCCGGTCGGGAGACTGGGCAGGATACGATCATACATGGCAGTCAGGATTTTTTCTCCATAGAGCGACCAAAGGCCGCGCCATGCGTCCGCGTCCCCGTCCTCCCCAGTTCGACCAACACCGATCCGCCTCGTACTCCTCCAATCCTGCCAGGAGATGCGCATAGGCTCCGATTTGACCCTCAGAGACGTTGCCTTGTCCATCTCCATGATTCTATCCATCTCAGCGGCGGCAGGGTCGGCGACGGGCGTCAGCCCGGGCGCATCCTCCGTCCTCCGTCCTTTGTCCTTTGTCCTATGTCCTATGTCAGGCGTTTCAGGAACGGTTTCAGGAACGGTTTCAGGAACGGTTTCAGGAACGGTTTCAGGAACGGTTTCAGGAACGGTTTCAGGAACGGTTTCAGGAACGGTTTTAGGAGGGAGCGGATAGAAGCATTTACCGCTGGCCCTATTTTTCTGATCTTGGTCCCGCTCTGCCTTGCTGATGACCTGGTGAACCGAGAAGCGGGGCAAGAACCCATATCGCTTCCCTTTCGACTCGAATCGAGTCACCCGGCCAAGCTCAACCAGAGACTGCATCCATTTCTCCACGGATGAGGTGTCGATTCCGTCATCATGGGGAAATAGGGCAGCGGTCAGGACCTTGATATTCCATTCAAAAACGCCGTTTAAATCACAACGGGTCCAAATTCCAATATACAGCAAACGTCCGCCAAGTGGCAGCTTGGCGATATTCTCGTCTTCAAAAAACCTGGGGCCTACATTACGAATACGGGCCATCTCAAATCCCGCCCAAAATGTAAGCCGCAGGCAGCATCTTCAGCTCCCCGGCTTCGATCCATGCCACAATGGAAACGCCCCCCATCTTGGCCCATTCCAGCAGCACCTTTTTCTGATGCGGCCGGAAGTCTCTGGGGCGTGGTTGGCGACCGTAATTCTTGCATTCGACAAGCAGGCCCTTGCCGTCGGCATTCAGGCCGATCAGGTCACCAAAAACCTTGGTGGTCCGCATTGGCTTTCCCCGCACCATGCGGAACGGGGTGGCGATGCGTTCGACCAGGCAGCCTTGCGCACGCAGGCGCTGGAGGACTAGAAGTTCTAGGGCTTCGCCGCGATAAACTGAGACTAGGCCCATCACGGCACCTCCTGCATTGCCAACCGCCCCTTGGCAGTAGCAAACCACACCACGGCCTTGCGCCCGCTGCCAGTCAACCGGCGCTCGCCCAGGTCTTCGACGTGCCCAGATTCCACTAATTCAATCCGCCTTGGCCTCTCCGTCGATCCTTGCATGCCAAGATTCCGCTGGATCTCGTCGTCAGTGGCCCCATCGGTGCCCATGGCGACCAGGAAGCGCAGCACCTGCCGGCGCAAAGTCGCGGCGGTTCCGGCAATCTCACGAGCGGCAGCAACGCTGGTCTCGCTCTCGCATACAGTCATTAGAGCCTGACGCGGGGCGGTATACCCCAGGCCATAGACCGCAGTCGCTACACCCATGATGGGCTCCTTCCGAGGTAATTGAGCTTCGAGATCACGCGGCAACGCTCGTCATCGGGGAGTTGTGGATCATCGAGCACCTCCTGGGGGACCGTACGACCAGTCACCCACCGGCCCTGATGGAAGTAGCTGAACGTGTCGTTGCGGTGGCAAGAGATCAGAGCCAGACACCGCTTTCCATCTACGGTTACGACCATGACACCTCCGATGACTCAACGCGGACGAGCTTGCGCACGGTGGAATTTTCGACCTGACGCCGGGCAACGAAGCTTTCCCGCGGCTTCTCATCACACCGGACGCACAGGGCCGACTTGGTGCGGCGGTTGAAAACCAAGGCGGAGCGGATGCCACAGCATTCACAGAAGCTCATGCCTTCCCCTTCACTGCCTTGAGGCTGGGGGCGCTGGGCTTTTCCTGCACTAAGTCTTCAATCACAGCGACCGCTTCTGATGGCAACTTGGCTACACTCAGGCTCATGGCCTCACGGGCGAGGTTGCCCATTCCGGCCTCGTCCAGACGACGCAGAGCATCAGCCGGATGGGTGCAACTGCGGATCGTTCGACCAGATCCCAATCCCCATCCGGTGGCATCGCCCCCCTTGATCAGGTGTTCTTTTACCTGCTCTTTGCCGTCGTCGCCGAACTTTTCGGCCAGCTTGGCGGCAGCGGCCAGCTCACCCCAGGCGTCGGGGTTGGAGGGCTGACCGATGAGCAACAGGGCTTCTTGAGTGTTCACGATAAATTCCTTGGCGGCGGCGCACCGAGTCAGCGCGCGGCAGTAGAGGCAAGAGTTGTAGGATGGGACCAGCTCCGGGTTCGGAGCCTTGGCGCGCGCGACCACGGCCCGTGCCCACGCCGCATTCTGTTGCAGTGCCTTGGCGTCGAACTTCGCGCCAGTGGCTCGCTTGCCCTTCTCGGCACGCGGGGCGTACAGGTAAACTTCTACCTCTGATGTCTTGAAAGTCTCGGCGGCAGAAGTGGCGTAGCTGGCAAGCTGATCGTGATCCGTGGCGTCTCCCTGATCCAAAAAAGTGAATTTCCAATCCACCACGATCACCCGCTTGAATGCTTCAACCAATACCAGATCAGCCGTGCCGGTGCGCGCCATGCCTTGCGTCAGCATCTCCATGGCATGCTCGACCAGCACCATGTCGCGCTCGATGCCATACTTGGCGATCAGGTCGCGGGCGAACTCACAGCAGGATTGGATGCACCAGACCGTCCAGTGATCCAGCCCAGCCTCGGTTGCCTCATTGCAGGACTTGGCGATCGCATCGCCCCACTCTTGTCCCTCGCGCCAGTTCAGGATTGATTCAGCGGTGTAGGCGTGGGCCTTGTGGCCCATGCTCGCCTCGGTGCTGCTTTCGGGCTCGCCGTATGCGTTGACCACGGCTGCCTCCATCGTCGGGCGGCCAGGGCAGGCGGCGATGGCGTGGAGGGAACTGGGACGGATGAAGTCGGCGGCGGTCTTCATGGGCGATCCTCCGGCTTCATCGCGCTGATCTTGGCGGCGTATTCGCGGGACGCTTTGGTCTCTGCGTCCTCGCCCTCGACCAGTTTCCCATTTACGACGTGGTAGCGTACACCCTTCTTGATGCCGTTTTCTCCGACGTAGCCGACCGCGATGCGATGGCGCTTGCCGTCGTGCCACCGCACGATGAGTGCGCCGTCCTCTCCCGCGCTGGCGGTGCCAAGGTCTCCCGCGCTGGCGGTGCCACGGTCTCCCGCGCTGGCGGTGCCACGGTCTCCCGCGCTGGCGGTGCCACGGTCTCCCGCGCTGGCGGTGCCACGGT